AGTTAACATTGACGAAGACGGAAACTCTTATGTTGGCTTTAACACATGGTATCAGCATGCCGCCGCAAGCATAGGCGCTAATGTAAGCGTTATCCCCAACAACAGCGTTCAAGACGCTTTCTTTAGGGAGTTAAGGCGTCACATTTTGAGACCTGATGTGGCTTACGATCAAAAGATCATCGATATGGTCAAGAACAACGAAGGAACAATTCGGGTTGAGCCGGACGCTGTTTTTGGCAGAGACCAGACATATTCTGCTTGGATTATTGATGAAGAGGGTAACTCAACACCGATTGTGTCAGGTTTTAGGTACGACTATAACCGTTCATTTGACAACAAGATTGTCACAACTGCTGTTGCAAGAGTAAAGAACTCTACTGTTAAAAAATTCTTTAGTCAGATGAGTTTGCTTGCCCCTAGTATTGTAGAGGGAGTGGCAGAAGACATTCTTGAGGACTATGATGAAGAGTCTGGAATGTTTACAGGTATTGGCGTTCTTGAAAGGCTAAATGGTGCTATCAATTCAGTTAAACCTGTTGGTGGCTTTCGTAGACCAAGCGCAGGGGTGATAACCACTCCGACAATTGATGCACAGGACACAAAGCTTTTAAGAGACTGGGCGATGGGTAAGTTTAACGATCAGGAATACCTGACTGAGCTAATGAGTATTTACGAATGAGCAATATTGATTGGGACTTCATTCTGGAGCAAGAGGGCTTTCGTCTAAAGGGCTATGTTCCTGATGCGAAAAACTCAAAGTCAGGTGTTACCATTGCAAGCGGCTTTGACCTTGGCGCTAGATCTGTTGAGGATCTAAAGGGGCTTCCTCAAAACCTTATTGAGACATTGACGCCTTATCTTGGCATTAAGGGAGCGCAAGCAGAAGAGGTTGCTGGCAATCTTTCCGTCAGTGAGCCGGAAGCCAAAACAATCAATGAGTTTGCAAAGAAAAAAGAACTTGGCTTGCTCAAGGAAAGATGGCAGTCAGCTACAGGAAAGTCCTTTGACGAACTGCCAATGCGTGAAGCTACCGTCATTACATCTGTCGCATTCCAATACGGAAATCTTGCAACGGAAACTCCAAACTTCTGGAACCAAGTTACGTCAGGAGATTGGGAGTCTGCTGTTAAAAATCTAAGAAACTTTGGCGACAGTTATGGAAGCCGCAGAAACCGTGAGGCTGATTACTTTGAATCAGGGGCTCAAAAAAAAAGTGAAAGATACGGCATAAAGGAAGACCCTATCAGGGGCATTAAAGCCCCAGAGCAGATTGCTGGGGATCCTGAGTTTGCCGAAGATATGGCTATCCGTGACGAAACAATGGCAGAAACAGTCGTTGAGCCTGTTGTTTCTGAGCAAGAAACTGTCAGCCCATATAGCGACATTAAAGTTCCTGACTGGTGGATGAAGAAAAAGGAAAAGCCTATTCTTCCGCCACTGAAAGACAAGACGCCAGAAGAGATGATTAATACTGAAGCTGGACTTCTGCCAGAAGAAGATCCGGTGACTTATGGTGGACGCCCAATAGATCCTGATACAATTATCAGGAAAGATATTGAGGACGTTGGGCCTGTTGCAAGGACACTATCAGTTAACGAATTTGGTGATGCTAACCCGCTATTTTTTACCAACGATTCAAACCAGATATGGGGAGCGGCTATGCGTACCCATAATCCTGTTTTGGCGCTGAGAGACTATGTATCTGACTTGATGTTTGAGAACATCGAGGATGAAGAAGGTTATGATGTTTTCCAAGACCCGATTGTGCAAGACAGGCCAGAGCTTCTGTGGAGAGCTATGCATAGCGGTAGCTCAGCAAGAACAGCAAAGATAGCGGAACAATTAGATATAGAGCGCCGTGATGCTGAGATACTTGCTGGCGCTGATTCATTTGGAGAAGAATTGGTAAGTGCACTTTTAACACCTTCTACGCTTACTCCAATGGCTTCTTTTAATCTAATGAAAACAGCGTCTATTCCAAAAAGATTTATAGGGGGTGCGGCCTTTTCGTTTGCTACTGTTTTCCCAGAGCAGATGGCTTTGAATGCGGCAAGAGAAGACAGAACAATAACAGACAGCGTTCTTGCCTTGACCCTTGCCACAACAATTGGCGGTGCGGCCAACACTGTGTTTGGTCCTACTGTTGCAAAGTCAATGAGCAAAAGATCTGCCGCAAAGAGTGCGGCATATGAAGCAAGAGAAACAGAGGGGGTATACGAGTCTGCTGGAGCGGCAGCTAACCCCACAAGGGCGAGGGAAACCGCCTATGCGACAATTGAACGTGACGCCGCAAAGGAGACAGGGGTAAAGCTAGAAAAGCTTGGCTTTAATCCTGTATTTAGAATGCTCAAAAGCAACAACCCTATTGTCAGGGGTCTCGCCGCAGAGATGGTAGACATGGGCGGCATTATGACAAAAGGGGTTGATGAAGAGCTTGCAATGGCTCACTCAGTTGAGGTTACGTTTAGGACACGTTATCTGTCGGAACTCCTTGATGCTGTTAGAGCTTCTGATGAAGCGTATCTTTCTTACAGGGGCAAGGTTGCAAGCGACAGCGATATTGTAAGATCGTTCCAGATTATTGGATCTCAAATAGGCGATAAGTTTAAATCTGGCTCAAAGCATATGTCTGAGGTTGATTTCCGTGTTCGTATTGGAAAAGCAATGCGCCGTGGAGATGTTGATGACATTGGGGATGCGGCATCTCCATTTGTCACTCAAGCGGCAAGCAAAGCAAGGCGTCACTTTGAGTTTATTAAAAAGCAAGCCGAAGATGTTCGGCTGTTTGAAGCAGAGATCCAGAAAGCCCTTGATAAAGCCAAAGCATCTGGCGATACGGTTATGATTAAAAACCTTACTAGACAGCTAGAGAAGGTTAGGAGCGAGGGCGTTTCTGTTAACACCGCCATCAGCTATCTTCCGAGGATATACAGAATCGATAGGATTATGCGTGATCCGCAGAGGTTTGTTGGAATCATTAGGTCTTGGGCTGTGTCTACCAAAGGCATGACAAACCAAGAAGCGCAGAAGTTTGCTGATGAGGTGTTTGATTCGGTAACAAGATCTCGCCCCTATATTGGACTTGAAAGCAATGATCTTGACGAGCTTTTAAGCCCAGCTAGCGTAAAGGCTAGAACTCTTGAGATACCTGACGATCTCATTGAAGAGTTTTTGGAAAGCGATATTGAGGTTCTTCTCAGGCACCATACACGCACAATGGGTATGGATATTGAGATTGCCAGACGCTTTGGTAGCATCGATATGAAGAATGTTATCGATGATGTTGTTGACGAGTATGGTCGACTAATAGACAAAACCACAGACCTAGAGAAAAAACAAGCTCTTCGTAAGGGGCTTGAAAATGATCTTCGTGATATTCGTGGTTTGAGAGATAGGCTTCGTGGGACATACGGAGCATCTAAAGATCCTCACGCTATGTCTAGCCGATTTGTCAGAACAATGAAGTCATTTAATGTTCTCGTTGGAATGGGCGGGGCTATGGTTTCGTCAATACCTGATGTTGCAAGGGTCGTGATGGTTGAAGGTTTTGAAGCGGCTTACGGCAAGGGCTTGAAGATACATTTTGCAAAGCAATCAAAAGCCATTAACAAGCTATCTAAAAGCGAACTAAGGAAATCTGCTGTAGCGGCTGATGCTGTTCTTGGCCTTCGGGCTCATGCATTTGCTGATCTTGGGGATGTGTTTGGAAACAGATTTGCTGTGGAGCGTGTTCTAAATGCTAGCACAGGGGCTATGTTTGTGCTTAACGGTCTTAATATTTGGAACCAAGCTCTTAAAGAATTTGCTGGCAATGTGACAATGCTTCGGATGACTGAAGCAATAATGAAGCCTTGGAACAAGCTAAGTAAAGCTGACAAAGAAAAGCTACTGAAGAATGGCATTGGTCAGCAAGAGCATATGCGTATGGCTCAGCAAATTAAAAACCACGGTGAGCAGATTGATGGCGAGTGGATGCCAAACACAGAAGCTTGGCAAGACCCAACAATGCGTTTGGCTTTTAGAAATGCTTTGAACCAAAACGTAGAGAGAATCATTATTACTCCTGGTGCCGGAGACAGAGCATTATGGACGTCTACAGAGTTTGGTTCTTTGATAACTCAGTTTAAGTCTTACGGACAGGCGGCAACAGTGAGGATGCTGGCGTCTGGCCTTCAGGAAAGAGACGGAGCATTTTGGCAAGGCGCATTCTTGCTTGTTGGTCTAGGGGCAATGGTAAATGAGATGAAGAGAGCCCAATACGGATTAGATAGAAAAGAGACCTTTGATGAGAAGCTTATCAACGCCATAGACAGAAGCGGTATCACAGGTTTCTTTATGGATGTTAACAATGCTGTCGAAAAGCTAAGTAACAATAGGCTGGGCCTAAGACCCGCCACTGTTGATGAGAGAAGGTTCCAGATGCCTACAGGTGCAAAGTTAAGCGCAACACTTGGACCTACTGCTGGTAACATAGCTAATGCGGCATCCATTATGACGGATGTTATAACAGGTCAGGCAGACCAGAAGACAGCAGACAGTTTAAGGTTTCTTACGCCTTTCGGGAACCACCCTGTAGCCGATCCGTTTTTTGATTGGGCCTACGGAAAGTAAAGTGAATTTACCTAAATAAGCCAATAGGGGATAACGAGTTATGGCTACGATACAAATTGCAGATAATGACGCTAGAGTACAGTATACACAAGCTGTTACAGCTAATACGACTCAGCTAACGATTGACTTCCCCTTCTTCGATCTCGATGACATCAATGTCATTGTGACGACAGCGGCTGGGGTAGATACAGTACTGTCCAGAGGAACTGGAACAGGAACTTTTGCGGTTACTGGGACGTCTGTAGAGGACGGTTACTCAGGCGGTTATGTAACGCTTGGAGACACATACTCTGCTGGGACAGATACATTTACAATCTTCCGAGACATTCCAATTACAAGAACAACGGACTTTCCAACATCAGGTCCGTTTAACGTAGCGTCTCTAAATACTGAACTTGATCAGCTCACTGCGATTGCCCAGCAA